CCCTCAACCCCGGTACTCTTGTACTTGCCCGCAGAGAACACTTCCACCTTAAAGCCCTCCTTTTCGTAGCGGGCGGTAGCATCCAGAATGGGAAGTATCACGCCGATGGAGCCAACGATGGCAGATGGGCTGGCGTAGATGCCATCCGTCTGACTGGCAATCCAGTAGGCAGCGGAACAACATTGCCCGGAGGTGAAAGCGTACACATGCTTGCTATCGGATAAGGCTGCTACGGCATGAGCCAGTTCCGGCGTTCCGTTGACTGTACCGCCCGGGGAATCTATGTCGAGGATAACAGTGTGGATGGTATCATCTGCAGCAGCTTGGCGTAGTGTGTCTGAGGTCTGCTGCATATCACACAGGCGAATGCCCCAGACTTCAGCCCGAGCTTTCAACTGAGGGCGAACCTGACGCATCATGGTTCCGTGAATCGGGATTACGGCAACTCCGTTCTTTGCTGCATAGGGCGCGGTAGGAGCTTCTTCTTTGCCTGTCTGAACAGGAAGAGCCGTGCCGAGGGCGGCAGCGAGATTCCGGTAGGCTTCCAGCGTAATCAGCCAGGGCTGCGTGGGGGATGCGGTTACGATGTTCATTGCGGTGAGGATTGTGTAAAGGATTGAAATAAGTCCTGCGGAGCGAGGCCATACTTGGCTGCGGTTTCGCGGATAAGTGCCATCTCCCGGGCTCGTGTCTCCAGCTCATGGTTGATGTCACAGCCCAGTTCGGCAAAGTGGTCGGTAAGCGTTTTCAGACCCGCCTTGATGTCCTCGCGATTCTGCTGGCTTTCACGCCCGGCATCGACTGTGACTCTGCGGGGAGTAACGAAATCGACCTCCGTCCAGTTTTCTGCGGGTGGCAGTTTGCCCGCCGAGATGGCATGCCCGATGACAAAGAGCCATATTGGGCGAAGCATCCGGTCGATGAGCACATTCTGTCGGTAACTAAAACGGCGGTCGGCTTTCGCAACAATAAGACGAACTCCGGCTCCTCCCACCTTGGAAGAATCGCTGGAGAACTCGTAAGGTAACAAGCCCAATGCGCTGTCGCGTTGCAGGTAATCGAGGAAGCCTTGGAACGTGGGGCTGGGCCTGTTGCTCTGAAAACTCTCCAAAGCTTCATCCGGTTGCAGCTTCACCAGCTTGCCGCCAAGGATGGTCTGTAGGAAGCCGGCATCGCTGCCGCTGGGCGTGCGGGGCGTATCAATACGGAAGTCGCGGTCATCCATATTCACCTTGTTGGTCTTGAGGACGCGAGCCACATCGGCGTTGTCCTTTACTGCATGCTTCTCCAAGGCCAGCAGTTCCATGACATCCAGCATGTGGTTGATACTGTGCTGCAAGGAGGGGAATCCGCGTAGCTGGGAAACGGCATCGGGGTCGAAGATGTGCAGGACATCGTGAGCAGCCAGATCCGTAAAGCCACCATCGTCCTTGAGCAAGCGATAGGCTACGGGCTTGCCTACGCCGGAAAGCTTTACACCATCAATGAAAGGTGACTCGGTGTTGTCGATGTCGGTTGAGCCGATGCGATGGCTTTCGATGAGCTGTATCTTAGGCTCGCCGTTTTCCAGCGTTTTGAGGATGAAGATTTCCCCATCCACGTCCAAGGCCTTACAGGCAAGGTGTTCGCATTGTATCAGGTTGAAACGGCCGGATATGTCGGCATGCCTTGCCCAGCGGGTGAAGTAGTCCAAGGCTTTCTCGTTCCAAGCGGCATCCTTGGATGCAGGCTGCGGCAGGATGCCGTCTCCAATGGAGTACAGAGCCATGCTGCCGACAATCTCGCGCAGGAAACCGCTGTTCTTTACGAGGTAGCGGCTGCGGCGTACCAGCTCGGAGCGGATACCGGGGGAAAGGTCGAGCGTTGCATCCTGCGGAGCGCTGCCCGGCACGCTTGCCCGGCGAGGCGAACGATTAGCCCCCTCAAAGACTGAGGTGGTGCCAAAGAATACACGAGCTGCAAGTCGTTGGATGAAGTTCATAAGGGGAAGCGGTAGGGGGCGCGGGATAATGAGCTGGAGGCATGGGACTCGTCATCGGCTTGGCGCTCGAAGTGAGTCAGAGCGTAGGCGCATTCCTCCAAGATGTCGGTAACGGGCATGGTGAATTGCTTGGAAACAGACGTGCTGCCATCATTCCAGCTCATGATGGTCTTACCCTCCATGAGCAGCTTTTTGGCATTGGCCTGTATCTGCTTCACTTCCTGCTCGGTGAAGCCTTTGATGAAGAGTCCTTTTGCACTCATTTCTCAAACTCGGTTCGGGCTGCTGTACTGGTGGCGTACAGGCTGAGCTGGTAATGGGGCTGGTCAACAAAGCTCGTCCACGTTCCACCCCAGGTAATGCCCGGAGTCTGAGTGTAGAGCTTGCCTACTTTCGCATACAGGGGATGGTCACCGAAGTATTCCTTACCCTTGAAGATGCCGATGTCCCAAGCAATGCCGAAGTTGTGCATGCTCTGGCCACCACGGGCTTTGGTGACGCGCGGGCGCTTACGATAGAGTGCGTCCTGTTCCTTGTAGGTGCGAGTACCGCAGATGATGCGGACATCGTACCCCTCGGCTTCAGCTACAGCCTTGGCTGCTTTGAGCCAGATGCGGGCGGCTCGCTGCGCTTCCGGGGTAAGCGTGGCAATGTTGCGCTCGGAGCGGTCATCGAAGCTGCCATACTCCGTTTTCAGGTGGGCAGCATCGTTGAGCCATTCATGGGTTGCAGCCTTGGTCTTGCGGCCATTGACGCCATCTATCTTGCCGGGCTTGTATCCGGCAAAGGTCAGCAAGCGCTGCCAGAACTGCACGTCCTTTTGCACTTGTGCCAGAGTATCAGCCATTGGTATTGTCCTCCTTGTCTTTGGTTACAATGCCGATAGCACCGGCAATGGCGATGCCAGCTGCGATAATCTGCTCTGCAAGCTCTGCGGAAATGGTAGCTCCGCAAGCGGTCACAAGGCCGATAAGGCCAAGCCACGTAGAGCGCTCCTTCAGTCGATTGAAAATGTACTTGAACATACCCTTGCGGGCATGTCAAAAACAGACACAATCTAAGCCGAAAGAGCTTGACCGAGACGGCAGAATGAACTATAATAACCACCACAAACTTTTACACTTATGGCTACTATCACCAAGAGAGAACTCGTGAATATGGTCTGCGCTCAGCTGGACAACGGCTGCACTCAGGCAGATGTACTGGAGGTTGTGCAGAAGATGGTGGATTCCATCACGGAAGCTGTCAGCAACGGCGATACTGTGGTGTTCCGCAACTTCGGTACGTTCTGCCCCAAGGAAGTGAAAGCTAAGGTCGGTCGCAACCCCAAGGACCCCGGAAAGGACGTGGCTATCCCCGCCCGCACAGTTGTGAAGTTCAAGGTCGGTAAGAACCTGAAGGACGCTGTGGCCAAGCTTTCCAAGTAAGCTCGTTTTACCACACAAAAAGAAGAGGACGTATCTGCTCAGGTGGATACGTCCTCTTTCAATTACAGCCACTTAGCTATCTTATGGGCAAATTGCCAGTTGCGGCAGGTTCGGTAGCTCTTATGCCCGATGTGCGGGTCTGCCGGGTCGATGTCCTCTTCGCTGAATGTAATCTCCTCGGCGTTCTCGATTTCAATCTCAATGCCATGGCGTGAGACTCGCAGCATGCTTCCCTCTTTCTCTCGGAATGCCAGATGGAAGTTCCGGCTCCAGACGTAGGGTGAACTCACTCCGCACAGGTAATGGTATGGGGCATCCGGCAATGGCACATTGTGCAGCTCCTGTATGCTTGGCCGGATAGAGGCGTTGTAGTCTCCGATAAGGCTATGCGCACAATGCTCACGCAGATTGACTCCGTGGACGTGTTTGAGCCAGAGATAGGAAAAGCGGCCTGATACCTGAATTGTTCGGATGATAATCATATTGGTTCAGCGTCTAGTATAGCACAATCTCGGACAATTTTCAAACTCTTTTTACACAAATCCACGTTCACTTTCAATCCTTTGCATAAGTTCAGCGGTCAGCTTTTCATGCTTATTGTGGCGGTAGTTACCGGGGTATTCCATGTTGAACTCGGTGTTGATGGCTTCCTCAATCTTCTCCCGGCTGAGCTTCTTCGGGTGGTAGGCTATGGCATAGAGCTGGGGTAGCGAGTCAGAACCGAAGAACTCGACTTTCTCGAAGTATTGCAACAGCAGCTCCCGGAGGCTTTCGTGGGTATGGAAGTGCTGCATCGTCCAGACGCCGCTGCGGTAGGTCGCGCCAAAGTTTTCTTTATCGAGGAACTGGATATCGCGGCCGTGGCTGTTGTAGGTCTTGAACGTCTTGAGACGCTCGGTAAAATTGAGCGAGCGAGTACCGATGTAGATGCGGCCGTCCTGCTTCAGCAGCGCGTTACAGGTGGTCAACACGGCATGCTCAAAGCGGCTGTTCACCACGGAATTGAGTACGCTGTCCAACACCACGGCATCATACAGGCCATTGCGGCTCAGGTCGGCATGCAGTCCATTGATTTGCTTCACGACCTCGCGGACATTCAGCACGCCCTTGTCCTGAAAGTGGGGCTCGTAGGCAAGTAGGTTGTAGCCGCGCTCGGAAAGCATCTTGGCGTAGGCACATCGCCCGGCACCGAAGTCCACAGTACGCTCGGTCTTTTTCAGCGTGGGGATAACGTGGTTCTCGTAAAGGGTGGAGACGATGAGTCGCTTCTTGCGTCCCTGCAATCGGTGCATCTGGCAATGCAGCTGGTTGTAGGACTTCACGCCCAGAGCATCGTAAAAGTATTGGCCGTAGTCGAGGCTCAGGTAACGAAGCATCTCTGCCTCCTGTTCCTGGGGAATCATGTAGCAGAGACAGGAGACGCGAAGCTGTTTGCAAGCCACAGCGTAGTCAGAGTTGAGCAACACGCGCCCATCTTCGGAACATACAACGCTGCCCCAGCTGCCATAGCGCATGATAAGCCCGCTCATGCCGTTAATGATAAGCGCATTGTTGTTGCGTTTGAACTGGATGCGCTCAGGCTCGATGTAGCAGTACGTTTCCGGCTCCAGCTCGCTACCCTCCAGATTCAGCGTGACCGGAGTCTTGTTGGTTTCGATGCTGTTGTGGAAGAGGTTGAATCGGATTTCATCGGTGCGCGTGATGTCTTGGAGTCGGATTGCTGGGCAATGGGTGATGCCTATGGCTTTCATGGCTCGGGTGCGCTGGTGGCCAGCAGTCAGGATGCCGTTCTCGCCATTGATAATGACAGGCTTAATTACGCCGAACTTCCGCAGACTCTCCTGCAGCTTGATGAACTTATCTTCATCCAGCTTACGAGGGTTGTAGTCTGCCGGGGCTAAGGCCGACAGCGGATAGGAGGGTATGAACTCCGCTTTCTTACTGTTTTCAGCTTTCATGGGTGTTCTGAGTGGTGGTGTTACGGAAGCGAGAATCGCCGTACTCCAGAAGCTCCAGTACAAGGCCGTTGTAGTTGCCGTGTTCTGCGCTGTAGTTCTTCAGCATGCGCTCAAAGCGTTCTACTTCATCCGGCTGCATGTAGGCTTTCTTGGCTCCGTAAGCAATGAACGGCATGGTGGTGACTGTGATGTCGTTATCGGCATCCAAGGGTACAGCTTCAGGGATGTCCTCGATATCCTCTGCCTGAGCCAGCATCGTGCTGATAGCTGCATCGTCAAAGCCTGTAAGTGCCAAGTCAATCTCCCCCTCCAATTCCTGCATAAGAGTGTTAAGCATCTGCTCATCCATGTTGGAGAGTTCGGCAATCTTGTTGTCGGCAATCATGTCGGCCCACTCCGCTGCCTCGTTCTCATACTCCTGATAATCGACAGGTACAGAGTCGAGTCCCAGCATTCTGGCAGCAAGCAAGCGGCCATGGCCTTTTACCACGAAGCCGGAGCGGCGGCTTACGACAATCGGATTGCGCCAGCCTTGGTGGCGTATGATTTTTGCCAGAGCGATAATCTGGTCTTCCGGGTGGCGGTTCGGGTTGCGGGGATTCTCAATCAGGGAGTCTGTTGCAACGATATCGGTGTGGGAGCAATAAATCTGTGGAGTGTCCATGCACTCCGGCGGCTTGTCAAAAAAGGAAGTTCGCTCGGCAACCGAAGCTACCGAGCGACCCAACTACCCTATGAATTGAGCATTTTAACGTCTTGCTCTTGACGGCTAGAAGAGTAACACAATAATTTTTAGGAAACAACTTTAGAAAACGTCAGCCTCGTAACATTTATGCACTCAAACATTCGATTTGTCGCTGAGTTTTGGGACTTTAACCTGCATTCGACCGCGATTTGACAGGAGTTTGACCCCGATTTGACCTCGATTTGACCTCAATTTAACTCGAAGAATCCGGTTAAATCAGGGGTTAAAGTCTCTGTTTATTCGCTTGAACTCACGCTCTCTGAGCCTACAAGCTTGAGCATGATAGCTGCGCAGACCTGCATGGCCTCACAGTCGAGATAGTGGTTCGGTCGTTCACCAATCTGTTTCCATATCCAACGGCCTTTATCGTAGGTACGGCTTTCGGAGTCCAACATGTCGAGATATTCGGTAGGCGCGTTGGATGGTACTTCCCACAGGGGCGCAGTAACATTCTTGCGCAAGCGGAAGAGTGCATCCTTTACGTTCAGGTTACTCCAGAAGTACATATCGCAGAAACTCTGACCTCCTTTGTTGTAGCCGAGGTTGATGCTACGCTTAGGCGAGTAGAATCGCTCAACAGTCTGCCCGCCGCTGGGGCGATGTGTGAACGTGTTGCGCTTATCACCCATCAGGGCAGTCCAGCCATGCTCCGCACAATGGGCATACACCTCGTACGTTGAATAGCCGGCATCCACAAAGACAAGATTCGCGCGTACCCCATACTTCTCCTGCATAGAGACAATATCCTCCCACGTCTGCACATGCGCGCAGTCCATCATGCGCGAGCTGCCATCCAACGCCCATGAGCGTACAACCACATAAAAACTTTCACGCTGCACGTCTACAGTCAGGAAGCGCAATGATATACCGCCAATATTACCCTCATTCTCCCAGGGCTCACCGATGCGGTAATCAGATGGCGTGGTTTCGATATGGTAATCCTCCTGCACATCGTTCCAAGGCAATGCGAGGCGCTTCTGGTAAAACTGCTGCAGCTGGGTATAGTCGCCTTTACGCGCCGCAGCCTTGGCGCGGAGGTACAGCTCAGCCAGCATGCCCCAGCTCATGGTGGCCAGCGCATTCCAATGAAAGCCCACGTATTCGGAAGCAGCATTAGGATTCTGAGCTACAAATCGACCTGAAGCGTTGAGATCACGCCGAACATCGTCTCTGTCCTCAAAGTGGGCTTGGCAATGGATGCAGCGCATGTAAGTGGTAGCGCGTACCTTGCGGAAGTCATAGTTACCATCAGCATCCTTGCAATCCTTTGCCCATTCAACGCAAGTCCACGAAAATGCCTGTTCCTTACCACAATGCGGACAGGTGAACATCCACTCTCTTTGGTCGGTCGTACCGAACTTGGTGTGCGTATCGTCACCATCGAAGCCGCCCTGTGAGCAGAAGATACACTTGCCCAGCCATCCGAAAGCGGTGGTACGAGCTTCAGCTTCAGCCATGTGGCCTTGCGGCCAACGCCATGTTTCGTCACCAATCAGCCAGCGGATAGAGCGGCGCTGCAGGTTGCTCTTGTTGTATGCGCCCTCCACCCATAGAGTCATGCCGTTGGCAAAGTGGATGGTGGTATTGCGCATCTTGTACTTGTCTGCCGGGTACAGGGCTTTGACTGGCTGGCAGCTATCAAAGAGCTTGCGGAGTCGTCCCTCTGCTTGGTCTTTGGCGTCATCATCGTTCTGATCCAGCCAGAGTGTAGGCCCAGGCAGGTTGGATATGATGTAGCAGAGAGCCACCTCAATCGCGGTGGACTTGGAACTCTGCACAGCAGCAATGATGGAAACAAGTCGGGTACGCGGATTCACCATTTCCTGCATGACTTCCTTGAGCATAGGAGAATGGAGGACTCGGAATCTGCCCGGGATAGGTGAATATGGGATGCTTTCAATATGGTGTTCAGCCCAAGCCCATACATCTTGGCGGTCGGGTGGAGTCCATGCTTCACGCCACAGGGCTTCCAGATATTCGTTCTCGGGCATAATCAAGAATCTGTTTGAGGGTGGCGGGGTTAATCTGCGGGGCTGTCAGGCGAATGACAGTCCAACCTTGGAGCGTGGCCGTGAGGTACTTCTCGGCATCATTGAGGAAGCCTCGGGGTGTCAGATGCCGACCTCCACTCCAAACGCCGCCCTCAATCTCAACGAGTATATGGGCATCTTCCCAAGCAAAGTCCGCACGCCAGCGGCGGGTCGGTACAAATTGATACTCGCGTTTCAGCACAGGGCCACCGAGCGCATCCCACATGCGGGCGAAGCGTTCTTCCAATACCGAGGTCTTTTGTTTAGCTTTAGGTGGCACATGCTCTGGCGGGTTGTCAAAAGTCAGGGCGTTAGGCTTTCCTTGTTGCCGCCGGAGTCCGCACATGTGCCATCGTGCAGAGCCGTCAACACTTCGTCTATCGCCTGAGCCAGAGCCTCCTGTATGCTCGGCGCATCTTTCCCGGCCAAGACAGGTGGCATCTCTTTCTCAAACTTGGAACGCAGCAGATTCACCACGCGACCGCAACGACTCAGCCATGCTTCACGCACAAGGTCTTTGCGGATGTACTCGCCCTTGCGGATAGCCAAGCGGAACTCTTTTTCGTGGATTTCTGCCATGAGCTTGCGGACTTTCAAGCCCTCTTCATCGCCGGGCTCTGTACCATCCAGCCGTTTCTCGTGCATGAACTTACGCCATGCAATGACATCGTGCGTGCCATTCGGCTTCGGCTCCGGCGCACCCTCCAGCTTACGCCAGTTGCCTATCGTTCTCCGGCATACACCCAGAGCCGCAGCCAAATCAACAACGGTCTTGGCTTCGGTAATGGTCAGGTCGCCCTTTTGGCCGGGGCTGTAGGCGATGGATTGCAACAAATCTACTTCGGCCTTGGTGAGTGTCTTTTTGGACTTCACCTTGGAGATTGCTTGCTTGATAGCATTGGCTCGGTTGACTTCAAGAACTGTATCGGCTTGGGCTGGTGTAACGATATTCGACATAAAGGGAATGCCCCTTGCGGGGCGGGGTTAAAGGTTAATGTTGTTGCTGTTTAGTATTCTTCCGGCAGTAGCGCGGTGGTTCGGCTTCTGTCCCACTCCGTGATAACCCAGAGGACTCGTCCATCTTCGAACTTGTATACGCTCATGACTCTTCCGGGGTCTTTCGGGTCGATGGCGGCATCGTTGGTCTTTTTGTCCTCCTCGCAGCAATCGCCCCAGTCGCCGTAGGAGTGGCGCTTCATGCACTTGGAAATTTCTTCTTCCGTAAAGGCTTCATTGGCTCCCATAGTTACCACAGTTTGCCCCAGCTTCACCTTAATCCGGCAGGCTTCTATGAACCACGGCGGGCGTACTGTACAGGCGGTGTGTTCCCACCAGACTTCCTCCAGCTTCTCCGGGCTTACGCCCTCTTCCGTTTCAAGGAGCAGATATCCTTTCTTGGATACATAGCCCCATTCCAGCTTGCGGGTTCCATCCTGCATCGCAAAGATGCGTACCTCGTTGGAGTGGTTGCTGGCAAAGCGGCGCGGGTATCGGAATACCAGCCCGCCGAGCTGCTTCTTCTCTTCATTCGCTGTCAGGGCTAGGAAATCCTTGCAGCCGGTGCAGACGATGATGTTCTGTAGACCGCCCGCCAGCTCCTCAGCTATCTGGAGTGCGATTTTCTGGGCTTGTGCTTCCTGTTCAGGTGTGTATTCGTTGCTCATGGATTCTGTGTTGTGTTGGTTATTCGGGGAAATTGGAAAGCCACTCCTCTTTCATGTTCTCCGGGAAGTGGTGAATGATGGTGGAGATAGGCTGTATGTCGAAGTCCTTGGTGACTCTGTACCATTCCAGCTTTCGAAGCCCATCCGGCAGGGCTATCACCCTCGCCATGTTGGCGCCGTTGTGAGTCTGGATGCTACCGAAGGTTACTGTGATGCCCCCACGATTAAAAGAGTCAGGCTCGTGAACGATAACCTGACTCTCTTTCGGTTGCTTGGATTCTCCCCAGAGTTCGTATTGCAGGGTTTCTGCATCTACCAAGGCTCCGGGCCACGCTGTCTTGATTAGCTCTTGCATATTTATAGTTAGCGGTTTATCGCTTTCTATACTGTAGCATATTGAGCGTACAAGTCCAGCAGTTTTTTTATTTTTCTTCGGCAGTAATAGACTGATTTTCTGCGTTTAAGGCTTTCAACTTCGCTGTCTCTTCCTGTATTCTGCGCGTGTGAGCCTCAAGCTCAGCGCACTGTTGCTGTGTGAAGATATGGAAGTCGATGGCTCCGTATATCACCAAGCCGCAGCCGATGAACAGCAGGATGTAGTCAAGCAAGTTGCTCTTGCGGGCGGTGGTGGCGTTGTCTGTGTTTTTGGTATTCATGATGTGTTGTGTTTAGTGTTGAGGAAATGGGAAAAGTGAGGGGCTGGAGGGAGCCGTGGAGCGCATAAAGCTTCCACCGAAAGGAGTGCAGCCGTTTGGCAACGAGCCTATGCTCATTTGCGCTCTTGGCAAGCCATCCGAGACGCTCTTTACTGAGGCGAGGTTTAGCATCTGATTTTACGAGAGTTAGATGAACTTTTCTCAGCTTGCCATGAGGGGCGCTGACGCGCCCTACAAGGCGTTGCAAAGTGGGAAAGCATAAAAAGTGTTTCGCGCGAGAAGTGCGCTCGCACAAGCCGGGGCAAGTCTAGTGATTGACAGTCAATAGATTCCTTAGATGACGATGGCCACCATGAATCCGATTTTTTGAGGCCAGAAGCCCCGTAATTCGGCTTTTGCGGCGGCTGAGCGCCCGCTGAACATCGCTTTTCATTCTTTCCATCGGCAGGTTTAGCTGGTGTCAGGCGGTGGTTACGGCTTCGTCAAGCTCCTTCAGGCGGAACATGATTTCTTCATGGTATTCCAGCAAAGGCTTCAGTAGCGCAAGCGCGGCATCGCATTGTTCGCGAGTATATTCGCAGGGCTCTTGCTTTGCTGCCCATCGGCCGAAGTTGAGAGCGTCCCACTTAGGCGGGGCATCAGGGCTCACTCGCTCCGGCAAGTCGAGAATCCCCAGGCG